CTTACAGACGTTCCCCCAACTCCACCTGAAGCTGTCATAAACCCACGCAATAATGATGAGCCAGCACCAGTTCCAGCTGCTCCACCAGTTAATCCTGTTGGTGTTGATCCTCCTGTTGCAGATAACAATGTACCAAATGATGAAGTCCCTGCTATTGCGCCTATTGTAATTGTTGGCAATAATTGACCTGGTATTACATCAACAATACCAAATGCAAAACCACCACCGCCACCGCCTGAATAAAGAAAACCATTGCCACCACCGCCAAATACAGCAACGCCAATTTGAAACACATTTTGAGGGACAGTTTCAGTTGATGTTGTTGTGGTAATTAACTTGTATTGCCTCCATTCAGGTGGAGCAACACGAACAAAACCATTAGGCGGTAAAGGATAACCATACGAACCTTTATTCATTAGAAGTTACCTCCATACGCAATAACCTTTACACCTGTTTGAGCAATAGTCGTTGTTGCTCTTAAAGAATATCCAGTTGGAATAATCATTGGCATTACATTAGGCGAATTATTAGTTGATGTTATAGTGCTAAAAGCCGTTGCTGTGGTGCTTGATGTTACTGCTACAATAGGTATTTGTTGCCATAAATGATAAGCAGTACCGTCATAAATAAACAGATTAACAATACCTGCCACTGTGTTTGCTACACCTTGAATATCTATAAAATCAATACGAGTTCCAGATGCTCCAGCCGTTAAAACTGTTCCAACTGTTGTAGGCGCAGTCAATGAAGTATCTGCGGTTGTTAGTAGTGCCGCTCCAAATACGGGAGTTGAAGCATATTGTGCTGTTGCTGACATATTAAATAATTCCTTGTGCCATTAATAAGAGAGGAGGTACGCTTGCTGCTATAATAGTATTAGCTTGATTTAAAGTTAAAGCTTGTTGAGATTGTACGGCATCAGCTATTTGTAAAGCTCCACCAGTACAATATTCTAATACAAAACGAGCACCATCATAAATTGCTTTGCACTCACCAGATGCAACAATTTCTCCACCCTGTAAAGCAATATTAGCAAATCCATATAAATTATAAATAGTACCTGTACCATTTATTTGTAAAGTAGATGCGCCAGTGTTAGCGTTAGCCGCAGACCACATTATTTCAGAACCAGCCGTTATTGTCGGTGCAGGAGAAATAGTTGGCTTATAAGTATTAGCTGTTCCTGTATCTGCGCCATAAATATAAGCGTTTTGCTGAACGGCTGTTTTTACATTAGTAATATCTGTATCAACACCAGCAATGGCTGTGATTAATTGACCAAAGGTAGATGCTTGTTGTGTTTGTGTAGCATCAACAATTTGTAAAGAACCTATCGTGCAAAACTCAACATAATAATCTGTACCATTAAATATAGCTTTACATTCACCACCAGCAACTAATTCACCACCTTGTAATGCAGTACCATTTAAACCATATAAAGTATAAATAGTACCAGAATTAATTTGTAAAGTAGATGCCCCAGTATTTGTATTTAATACTCTAAATATTACTTCTGCAAACTCAATGCTAGTTTGCATGGCTGGATTTAATGCTATTTTATAAACATTAGCAGTACCTGTATCAATTGCAGATATATAAGTATTGTTTTGAATTGCGCTTTGCTGTGTAGTATTAGTCATTGTGCCAGCGGTTACAAAATGCCCTGCAATATCATTTATCAACCATGCCTGAGCAGATGTACCTTCTTGCGCTCTTACAATAGTACAAATATCGCCACTTCTAGCTGTACAATAAGTTATTTCATGTGCAGTTCTAGTGGAAGCATCAGTTAATGATAATCTAAAGAATTCAGTGCCTACAGCAGGATTAGGGAATAAATTACCTGTGCCAGATGCTAAATTAAGCGTAGTACCAGATATAGACAAGCCACCTGTTGCAATAGTTGTTATTGCATTATTTGAAAATATTTCTAACATTGCCATTTGAATGCGTCCTTATTATTTACAAATATATAATTGCATATAGCTATTATATAATAGCATCTTTAAATCAGATACTTTGTAGTTATATATATTCATTTATGCTGCCCAAGGTAATGGTGAAGTTACTATAGTCGGGTTAATTTGTGCTTCAATTTGACTTGCTACGTTTGCTTCATATGAAGCGACTTGTTCTGCGCCTAATGCGGCTTGTGTCCAAGCAATGACTTCATCTAAAGTTAAATCTGCATAAGGCGTGTAGTTAGGCTTATCAGGATCAACTTCAAAAGACGCTGTGCCGTAGACTGACCCTGTGTAAGTACCGTCAGTTGCTGTAAGAGTCCAGTGCGCTGTAACGACATAATCAAGCATACCGTTGACATCAGGTTTGCAGTTCATCGCTACGATATTCCAAGTGTTTGTAATCATTTTATTACCCTACTATCCAATTTGTACCATTATAAAATACAGGTATGGTGACTGCACCGCCTGTAACCACTGTTGCACCAAATGTAGGCGCTAAAGCATTAGTAACGTAGGCTCTCGCTCCAGTTACACCTGTTGGTAATGTGGCTACTGTATACCCTAAAGTTTTTATTGTTCCAGCTACGTCTAATTTTCCTGTAGGAGAAGTAAGACCAATCCCCACGTTACCGGAGGAGTTGATGCGCATTCGTTCTAATGCGCCACCAGCGTTCCAAATATGTGCTCCCGGACTTTGATACCAAACATTTGACCCACCACCATAAACCATTAAATCGGCATTATATGCTCCACCAATTATTGCAGAATAATTACCAATCGTATTTCCCTGTACATTAAGATACGATCCTTGATTTGAACCAGTGCCGCCTGTTAACTTTGCCACAGTTGTAGTTGTAGAAAGTATATCAAGTTTTTGTGCAGGACTACTCGTCCCAATCCCCAAACTACCATAAGGAATAACAGTTCCAGTGACTGCACTACCACCAAGAGTAATTGTATTAGAACCTGAACCAATAGTATTATATCCAATCACTGTTTCATTGGTTACACTATTAGCAGATGCTTTTGTATTAGTTCCAATATAAGTTGAATTGGCTGCAATAGTTAGGGCAGTAGAACCATTAGCAATGTATCTAGCGGATTGATAACCTATAGTTGAATTGCCAGAACCAGTTGTAATATTTTGTAATGAAGAAGTACCGATTGCTGAATTATTAGAACCAGTTGTAGCCGCATTTAATGATAATACTCCAATAGCAGTATTATTATATAAACCTTGAGATCTTAATTCTGAAAACGCCCCTGCCGTCATTACATTTTCAATTATATCTCCAGCCAACCATGATCTAGCTGAAGTTCCTTCTTGCGCTCTAGTTATTGTTAATACATCGCCACTACGAGCTGTACAAAAAACAATTTCATTATACGAACTTGTAGCCGCATCGGTTATCAATATTCTAAAATAATTACCACCAGATGGATTAGGAAATAATGCACCAACACCAGGGAACAAAGTAATAGTTGTAGCACTTGCATTTATTGGAGAAGCTAGTACAGTTTTAGCAAAATTAGAAGTTAATTCTAAACCGATCATATTACATTTACCTGATAAGTGAATTGAAAAGGTAACGGCAAAATACCGCTATCAATAGCATTTTTTAACATTATAGCGGATGGTCTTGTAATAAAAGCTACGGAAGTAACTTCAGTTTCTCCATAATGAGTAACGCCATATTGCGCCCGTCCATATTGTGCGGAAACTAAAGCAGTAATTGAAATATTTGTATTAATAGTAATAATAACAAGACTTCCAGAAAATACAACGCTTACATTTGGAGTTGTAGCTATAGAAGGAGATATACCATCAACACCAAGACAAAATCGTATAATCCTTCGCTTTAGCCAATTTATTGTAAATACTTGACCATCACCTTTATAAAAAAACCAAGTAATAATACGTTTATAAAAATCATCAGTTACATACTGTGGAGTACCAGCAGGAGATTCATCAATACCATTTAAAGGTATAGTGTTCATTGCCCATGTATTTAATGGCGCACTCCATGCCAAAATTCCATTAGCAATAGTAGGTCTAGGTATGCCATATAATCCATTTGCCACCCAATCTAGCATAGTGCCTGATTGCACAGTATAAATAGGTAGATTGATAGTATTAAACCAATCTAAATATTCTTGCGTCATTGTATTGTAAGCACTTACAAAACTTTGTAAGTTTACATCATCAGCATACTGAGTATATAAATACGATGGCAGGATTTTAGTTAGCATTACTTATCCCTGTTGAATAGTAATAGCATTAGAAGCCGCATAGAAATAGCCTTCAATATCACCGGATATTGCGCCAGTACCAGCATCAGGGGCAGTCAAAATGCCATTAATAAACACGTTAATAACCATTCTAGTTATTAAATTAGCAGGAATTAATGTTGCAATTGAGGCAGTAAACACCGATTGCATAGTAAAAATATTAACAGGCTGTCCAACAGTAATGCTATTAATATATGTCACTAAAGCTGGAGCAGCTAATTGTGATACTGCATTATTGGTAACTGCATTAGTAGCTACTGAGTTCCACACAAAACCAACAGTTACAATTTGCTGTTGTGGTGTTACATAAGTAACTGTATAAGTATCAGGAGAATCAATAATTGATATAGCATTATTTCTTAGATTTGGCGTACAAATGCCGCCAGATATGTAAGTAGGATATGATGTTGTATTAACGCCAATACTGAATGTTTTTAAGCTAATGACAGTAATGGTCAAAGGAATGTTATTTAAGGCTGTCATGCCTAATATACCATTGATATAAACAATTTGACCTGAGGTATAGCCATGATTTAAATCAGTTGTTACTACGCCAGCAGTTGCTTTGGTAATTGCTGTTACATTAAGTACAGATCCAACCAATAAAGATACGTCAAACAAGCCTTGATAGATTGCATAAGCCTGTGCGTATAAATCACCACCCCCTACCAATATTTTCCAACCACCACCATTAGCAATAGTTTGCTGTTGAATAGATATTAATCTAGATTGAACGCCAGCTACATTATTCAATAATGTTTTTACATAAGTAGGCATACCTTGAGCGGCAACCAATCCTGCATTAATAACTTGCGCTCGGTAATCATCAGTTGTTTGCTCACCTGAACTTGGTGTTCCAGCAATAAGGTTATTAACGGATAAAGTAATATAGGTAGGTACAGACGTAATCAATTGATTAACAGTATTGATAGGTACTGCCCATGATCCTGCTATTGTTGCTAAACAATATAATTCAACAGTTACTCCACCAGAGCCTATCACACCGCCTGATTGCACTACATATTGATATGTTCCATCGGAAACTACAAATCCTGCCGGAACAATAAAGCCAACAGAACCTGTAAAAATAACATTCACGCTTGTGTTAGTTACAGCATCAGCTTGAACGCCATAAATTTGACCTAACTGATTTAATAAAAACTCATTTGCACCGTATGGTGTTAATGAATTAACCAGCTCAACCCTAGCCGCATCAATAATGCTTACTGCTCCAACATCGGTAGAGCTTATATCTTCAATTAATGAGCCCGGTAATTGAGCAGTATAGCCTGGTGTTGTTGAAGCTACTAAAGCAAGTAATTGAGCTAATAAAGCAGATGGTGTTTGTGGTTGTAATCCTGCTTTTGTAACAACTGTAGGTATTGACATTATTGAGCAACCTGTGTATTGATTTTAGCTCCATTATGAAGCGTAATAGCTACATTGTAAACAGGAACAGGGCTTGTAGTTTTTGAAATAATTAAACTAGCAAAATACCCTGAAAACTGCGCTTGTGTTTGATTTACATAAAAATCAGGAAATACACTTGTAACCACCGATTGCTGTGCATTAATTCCGTAATTAGCCCAAAATGGCGATTCATTAATATTAAGTTTTAAACACTGGCATAATGTAGTGACCATAACAGCATCATTTAAACCATTACTATCTGTAGTTATTTCTTGCCAAGTTGATGAGCCAGCTACTCTTCCCCAAGTTCTCATGTTAATTCAACATTAGACGCAAAATTACTAATTAGCATTGCTCCGCAACCAGCAGTAGCCCCTAAGATAGCAACAGGAACTCCACCTACTGTTGCTTTTGTTGCACATCCTGAAATAATAGGTGTTATTCCATGATAAGGAATAGGGCATGAATGTGAATCGCCCAATAATGCAACTGCACCTCCACTTGTTAAAAATGTTGCGCTTGATGCAGTAATCATTGTTCCCCCATGAGAGGACATTGTTCCAAGTATTGCTGTATTATCCATTATGTTACCGTCAAAACACCTGATACATTTACATCATGTGCATCCAAAGTTCCAGATATGCTAACATCACTATTAAGATTAATTTTTGATGAAGCGTTTAAATTTATTGTTGGAGCAGTTATTGTTATTGGATTGGTAGCATCAATACTTATTGTTTTATCAGACTGTAAAGTTATAGAAGTACCAGCGGTTAATGCTATTGTTGTTTTTGCATGTCCTGTTATATTTTCAGGTGTTAATGTAATAATACATTCTGAGTCACTATCTCTTAATACTACACCATTTGGCGCATAAATAGTAACTGCATGTATATCTACTTGACTCCAATCAACATTACCAAACGGAATAAACACTAATGCTGATAAATTTCCTTGTAAAACAAGTGATGAAGCATTATCACCTTGTCCACTCATGGCTGATAAACTAGCTGACGCACTAGTTACAAAACCTTTGTCCCCTGCTTTAATAGGATAACGTATATATTCCGCACCAGCTAAAGGTACTGTTACTTGTGGCAATGTATAAGTAGTGGTGGTTTTTAATTCAAATTTAACAGTAATCATTGCGCCTTGAACTGACACAACAGAGCAAGGCAATGATTTACCGTTCATTGAATTAGCGGCATCTATCTTGCCATCAGCAAATATATTTAATGAATTATTGAGCGGTGTTTTATAAGTATTATCACTCATAATATTTCTTTAACAATAGGTAAAGATGGAGGCAATTGAATATCTGTAACAGAACCTAAAGGCAATAATACTGGTAAAGGAGTAAATATATTTTCTTGGCTAGTCAAAGTAGCATTTATAACAGTTATCCATGCGTGAGCATCGGAACTCCTAAAGTTACCTGTATGGCGCACCATTATTACCCGTAAATTCTGACCTTGAAATACACTAGATTGCATAATACCACCTGTTATGGTTGCATTGATAGATCCTGGTATTGTTATAATTGGCGTTGATGGTAATGTAATATAACTATTTAAGGCTATGTCTGCTCGCATTGGACAGGTTATTTGTATAGTTTGAGCATCAATCCATGTGGGTTGACCCATAAGGTCTGTAAAATCAAGGTTTACTGTAGGTTTTCCGGTGATATTGCTATTTGTATCGTCCCACACAATTATAGTATTTAACACTTTACTTATGGTTATTCCATTATAATCATTTCCTAAAATGTCATAACTAATGGCAGTAACAAATTGCGCCAATTGATTTAATGTTGCACAACAATGCGTAACAGTGCTACCCAATACTAATTTAGAACTAATATTAATATCAAGATAAACCCCAGGGTAAGCTCTATTTAATGTTTGCTTTAATGCTTGTGCTAAAGATTGACCTTTTTGCCATTCAATAACAATATTAGATGGATTATATTTAGTACCTGTATCAGACTCGATAATCATATCAAGTGTCATAGCTGTGCCAATCCAGTTGGCAAAAGAACGAACAACACGACCACCAGCTATTAATCCAGCTTGTTGTGGCTTTGCTAATGGCAATCCTTTTTGAAATCCTGCCCATATTAAAACACTATTGCCAGTTAATTGTGCCGCTTGAGATATATCTTCAATTGGAATACCCCAAACTCTTACATAAGAAGCATTTGTAGCAACATCATAACTAACAACTTGCAAGTCAAATTCTACATTCAAAGCAGACATGAGCGGATTGCCAAAGCTGTCTTGGCTGTTATAACTTTTGTATTGAACGCCTTGAGAATTAAAAAGCTGAATACTGTAGTATCTCAACTTGTTACCTCAAAATTTCCAGAGCTATTTCGATAAACCAATTTGCTTGTAAAATAACCAGCCGTCATTGATATATCTTGTGTGTCTGGCGAACCAATTAAAGGCAAACAAACTATCAATGTGCCATATAGATCGCTAATATTTATATAATACCGTTGACCATACACATTCCAATTAACAAGCACTGTGTAAGTTTGACCATCTAAAATAGGTTGAAAACTATAATTGGAAAGTGTATTTGGATTAAAGGTAAAGTAATTGATCGTCATTAAATTATTGCCCCAAGTAATCCCGACCATGTTGGATTGCCAATAATCGGTAATCCACCTTCTAAAGATTGCATAAAAGCACTAAAAGCTCCTGCATCTTCAAGTGTTATTAATGGCTGTACAAAATCAAAACGCCATGCTGTTTGCACTTGATTAGATTCACCACTTGTTGCATCAGTCATTGCACTTAATATACAACCTGTATAAACATAAGATGGTGTAACAACTGTGTATGTGCCACCACTTTGGTGATGATAATCTAATGTTTTCTTTAATGCAGATACCGTTGCCAATTTAGTAGCATACCCACCTGTTTTTTGTGCAGGACATACCATTAACATAGATATGTTATTAGGCTGTTTAATGATCGCATTAGCCGCAATAATTTGATTGGCAAACGGATAGCTTCCTATTTCATTTCTAATCAATGTAGAGCCGCTTAGTGGCATCCAGTGAGCAAAATACTGGTCAATATTAGTTAGTGCATCTAAACCATTACCTTGCAATAAACCTGCAATTAGACCTGTTGCTTCAGTTAATGCTACTATTGGCAACATACCATTTGGTATTAATTTTGCAATACCATTTGTTAAGATGACAGGTGAAATCTCATAACCAAGTCTAAATACTGTGCGTAATGCTGTACTCATTTATTGTCCTCTGACTTGCGATGCAATTGTTGCACCTGTCGCATTATAATTAGCTGGTATTTGCGATGTTACATTAAGGTTGATTGTTGTAGGCTGTTGGATAACATTATTTTTCCAATTTAATGGAGGCAACATATTTGCAGGCGCATTTTGATAACGATCAACTGTAAGATCGGTAATTCCCCTAAGAATACTGCTAATAAATGCAGATGATATATCTACCATTCCTTCTGTAAGGATATTAGCTCTATTAGATGATCCACTATCTTTATTAAATTCATTTACTTTATTAAATTCATTATTTTTATTAAATTCATTTACTTTATTAAATTCATTATTTTTAGTAAATTCATTTACTTTAGTAAATTCATTATTTTTAGTAAATTCATTTACTTTAGTAAATTCATTATCTTTAGTAAATTTATTTACTTTATCTCTACCCATGTACGCCATGCCTTCAGAACCTTCAATGCTTGGAGTTCCAGTTTTTGACAAACCTTCATGGTGATAATAGTATAATTGTGCTGACGATAGATCGCCCCATTTTTTCAGTGCATCTGAGGCTTTTTTAGCAGTAGCAATGATTGAAGAATCAACATCAGTAGGATCGGTTAATCCATAAGTTTCTTGCGTAGCTTTTGTAAATTGACCTAATCCTTCAGCAGTGGATTTTGGATTTTTTGCAGTTGGTATCCAACGTGATTCAAGAGTAATAACATCATTTAAATAACCAGAAGGAAGTCCGTACTGCTTTTCAAGTTCCGCAAGCATTGGTGCTTTTTCTTTAGCTAATGCTTTTCCTTCAGGAGATACAACTAAATCTTTTCCACCACCTTTTATTGATTCAGTTGGTTCTTTCTTTTCAGTAGTCCAGCCAAAAAAGTCAGCAACACTTCTTACGCCAGCTTCAAAATCTTTAAGAGATTTAAGTAATTGTCCTGTTGCAATGTAATCAGCTACACCTTTAATTCCTTCACCTAATGCAACAATAGATTCTTTAAATGTACCAGTGTGCATTGCCTCTTTTGCAAAGGTTGAAAACTCAGTTATTAAAGTATTAATTTCAGGAGCAAGTTCGGCAGTTAATCTTTTTAAATCTTGGGTAAATTTATCTATCTCCAATGTAAATGTAGTATTTAATTTAGCATAGGCTTCTTGTTCTTTATCAGTAAGAGTTAAAGCTTTTTCATTTTTTTTAGCCAACTCCAATAAAGTATTAATAAATTCATTTGAATTATTTTTTAATGATTTAATAGCGTCCATGCTAAATAAATCAGTAAGCTTATTTGCTTCCATAAATTGCTGTAAAGCAATATCATTTCCACCTACTTTAGTTAATTCCGCTTTTAATCTGGGAATCATAGAAAGCATCATTTCAGCAGGGGTTTTGCCTATTCGTTCTCCTTGCGGAAGAAGGTTTAATGATACATTTTTTAAAGTGCTAGTCGCCGCTTCAGCAAAATTAGCTAATGTTGTGTTGACATCCAACAATGGTGCTAATGTATCTTGTAAAGCTTTCATTTGCCCTACATTAACGCCTAACTCTTTTGACCGCCTAAATTCGTCTTGAGTTTCTCTAGCACCACGCATATAGCCAAAACTAGCACCAGCAACAACACCTGTGCCTATACCTAGACTCCATTTTGCTAATGTTGCACTGAATGACCCAACAGAAGATGTAAAGTTTTTTAAACCTTCTAGGCTATCTTTACGAGATTTGCTTTCTTGTTTTCTATGAGTATCTGTTTCTGACCATTCCTTTTTATCTTTTTTATGCTGTTTTTCTTTTTCAGCATTAAATTTAGTATCGGAAGTGGTAGTTGCAGATGTGGTTGTAGTTGCAGAAGTTGTAGCACCTGTAGGCGCATTGATGCCAATGGTTAACTTATGGGCATTGGCTAACCATTCTTTGAATTTGGTATCATCAATATCAATCTCAACTATGCTTTTTAATGCCATTAATAAAACCTACTTGATTTTAATTGATTAATAATATGCCTCTGCCTGAACTCTTGTGCAGAACTGTATTTTATATCGTATTCTTCAAAATATTCTGTAAAACCTGAATCGGAAATCCAATCTAAGACGGCACTAACGAGATGTTGCCCATCACGCCAGAATTCTCTTGACCTGTCAACATCGGCAAGGAAAGACAATATTCCGAAACATTCAAGTATTCTATTGACGCACCCCACATTGATAGTAGCGCTAAGACCCCGGTCAAATTGTCTTTCTTGTGCATTGCCGAGGCTACAATAAAATAAGTTATGATACCGTCTATTTCCCCAGCATCTTGTGCGTTTAATAAATTTTGTTGTAAAGCATCATAATAAGGGATAGTTTCCCAACCTTTATTCGATGGCATTACGATATTTGTTAATCGTCTAATTTCGTTAATTAGACCTTTTTCAACACTTTCTAATTCGCCTAAGTCCTTAGCACATTTTTTTAATAAAAGCCCTGCCACTCTAGGCGCAGCTACATGACTAAGACCTTGCGAATATATCTCAGAAAAAGTTTTTGATATAACTAAAAAATACTTTTCAAAAACTTCAAAACTGATAGGTGTAGAGTGAACAAAACACTCCACACCATCAATATCAACAGGGACAACGATATTCATTGCCTTATTGATTTTCATATTTATACAAGATTCCAAAGGTTATTGTTGATGTTGTAAATACCTTTTACAGTAATTGCAACTTCAGCAGTTGTTCCATTGAACGCCATATCAGCAATAGATTCTATTGCACAATTGACCAACTTGTAAGATGGAAATGCTAATGTATCAGAAGATACAACAATATCACCTAACAAAGTAGTATTTTCCATCTGTGTTTTCCACAAAGATGCAATACCATTTGTTTTTAAAGTGCTTATAACAACAGTCACCAATTGATATGGTTCAGGTGCAGTAACTGAACCCGTCATTGTATCAATATAAGTTGTTGCTACACCTTGCAGAGCTAAAGATATACCTGTTTTACCAAGATAGGGAGCGGTAACAGTTAGATTAGGTATGTTGGTAACAACAACACTTCCCCGTAATCTGTTAAGCGTACCCTGAGCTATTAAAGGATTACTTGCCATGATTTATATGTCCTATGGTGCAAGGTTAGAGATTACAAGATTAAATGTAATCGTCAAGAACCCTTGTTGGGTACTGATAGTTACTGATAATCCATTATATATACCATTAGCATAATCTGCTGGATTGGCAGTTGTATAATCTACATAAGAAGTAGCATTAACAACTGGTGTCCCACCTAGCATACCAAAAGATACGCCATTATTAATAATACTTTGTAATGATGCTTGTAATCTGTTAATACCATTTTGATTATAATACAAAGGATTAACTGCACTATTAGAGCCATTGATAATAGCCGCTGCTAATGCCATCTTACCGTTAATGTACACCCAATCAACCGAGTAGTTATGTTGAATAGATGAACCATCAGCCATTACACCTTTTTTCAGTATAACATTTGATAAACCACCTTCAGCACCAGAAGCCATGTAATTAACTTTAGCAGTTTCCATTGTTGGAATAGAAGTGCTATTTACACCCCATGCTGTTAATCCATACATGAATTGATAAGCCGCTTGTGTAACTAAATTAGTTGCACTTGGAGCATAACCTATCATTAAATGAAATGGTGCGGCTGAGGATACTTCCGTTAAAGCCGCTGTTGGTGAAGTAGACACCATAACAACTGATTTAACTCCATTATAAGTTGCCCATGTAGAAGCAGTAACTGGTAAGAAGAAATAAACCGCTGTTGATACGCTTGTGTACTGATTTACAAAAGCAAATGTAGTCGCTTCAGCGTCCCATAATACAGGTAACAAATAAGCATAAACTATATTAGCATTAGCTGTAATCCATGCTTGTAACGCTGTTACACCAGCTGCCGCTGTTCCAGAACCTAATTCCAATACATATACACTACCAGCAGTACCTTGTGCAAAAAATGTAGCCACTGAATTAGTCAATAAACCAGCATTATAATTAGTTACTGTACCTTGTACTGTAGAAACTCCAGGGTTTACAGCCAACGCATAAGTAAATATTGTAGAGCTTGTAACAGTTATATTATAAGTGCCGTTATAGGCAGTTGGTGCAACGCCAGCAATAGTTGCTGAAATAGGATTTGCACTAATTGGATAGCCATGACCACCTGATACCGTAGCAGTAACAACTCCCAAAGCCCAAGTCATTGAAGTTATAGCTTTAGGTGTGGCTAATATTGCAGTTAATGATGAAGCGCTAGTTAATAGAGTATAAGTACCAGATGAAGTTGTAGTTCCACCTTGCGTTACTATCGCTCCGGTTGCTTGTAAGGTACTAGGGGCAGATGCCGCTTGTACGCTTACATTTACATTTACTATATTACTCATTATCTAATCCTTAGACGTAAGAGATGGAAAGAACTTGACCAGTACCAGGTGTTACAACTAAGCCAAGAGCAATTGGAAAATCAAGCTCATAAATACCAACAGTGTTTGGAATGTTGAATATTAAATTAGCCGCTGCAACACCACCAGTAGTAGCAACATCGCTTATTTTACCTGGTGCTGAACCAGCAGTTAATACAACAACTTTAGCTACTCTACCTACGCCAACTTTAACTAAATCCAATGCAGTTACGTTTAAAGAAGAACTAAGGCTTCCAGCAGCTAATAAAGATTTACCGTTAGCATCTAATACAAGTGGTGCTAATGCGTTAGATTGGTTTTTTGATACATAATATGGAGATTGTGGCATTGCCTTGTCCTTGTGTTGATTATTAAATAAAAGTATAGGTTGGAATTGATGATAATATCAATTGACGAGCTATATCTTGAGCAACAGATTGATAATAGCTTATTTCAAACTCAATTGATTTTTTCATACCTCTAACATTTAATTCAGATTGCGTTCTTACTTCATCCTTAATAATTGGCATATTCATAATGCCAAATTTATCATTCAAACTATTTGATAAAACATAGTCTTGAAAATCCAAAGCCACGTTATTTCGCAATCCATATATAACTATCTTAACAGTTTCTTGAATCAACTGCGAATGATTTGAAGTGCTGTCAAGATAAGGAAATGACTGTAATGCTTTTTGTGTATTACTAAGAATATTTATAACCGCATACGGTGGTATTAAGTTAGTCGGAACAAGATATGCTGGATACATAGGCATTAGCGCATTTTGTGCCAACCAAAGAGGTAAACTATTAGAAACAACTTGTGTTGTATTAGATAACTGCGATATATCATTAATGATTTGTGATCGCATAGCTGGGAATACAGCATCACCATAATAGTGATACAGTCCAGATTGTTTGTAATACATTGTTCGAGCGGTAAAGCTAAACTCTAAGTTTTCAAAACTTCCCAAATACATGGAGGTTGATTCTACATAATTAAATGATTCAACTTCCTGATTTGTAGTAAATATAACCTTTTGAACAGCTATAGTTTCATCTTCATTTTGAGATTGATTAGAGTTGTAATGCAATGAGCCTTCAACTTGAATAGTTATAGGGCTTGGTGGCACTTCAGCTAATAAGTCAGCACGAACCCAAAATACAAATCCATCAAGCGGTAAAATTAATTGCCTGTACAAATTAAATGTTATTAGTTGATTTTCTGATAAAGTGGTTAAACCAGAAAGCAATGACGCACTCATTTGTGAGCCTTGCGTTCCTGCTTGCTCTAATATGCTCATTGTTCAATCCATGCAGTAAAGGTTGCAGAATATAAGCCTGTGTCAATAAAACTTGGTCTTGGTGCGCCACGTTTTTTCTTAAAGCGACTACTTACGCCCATTAATGACGCTTTAGTAGGAATACCTTTAGCAGAGCCATCCATTTCTTTGTTTTCAAGGAATCTTCTAAACTTTTCACCAGTTGCTCCCAACACTTCAAAACCTTCTTCTTGCTTATGGGTTTTTCCATCAAGCATATAAAGATAAGTTTCTATTGCATCATCGGCTATTTCTTGACCATATTTTCTGGTAAAAAAGTCAAGAATACCATAACGCCCTTCTAAATCTTGAGCCACTTCACCTGTTGTTGCATTGTCAGTATCGGCATAAGATACATCAATAACACCCATGTGAAGTTTTATCATGTAGAGCCCCACAAAGTGCCGTAGGATTGCGCTAATCCCATGTAGTTACGTCCATAAGGAGTCTTGAGCATTTGAAGGTTAGCCATAGTTAAATTCTTCATAAACTCTGGGTTTAATAAAGATTGACCTGTAGTTTCGTCATGTGAATCTGATATTACCCCTGGCACAAAACTATTTATTTTAAAACTTGCCCGTAGATCAATAAAATAAGATTGACCGGATTGATCCTGAGCAAAATTAATTAAATTATCTGTTGCCAAGTTATATACGCATAATTCGTATATATTTGCGCTTATAGATGCCAATGTAATATTAACTATCTCAATAGAAATAGCATAAGAACTAGCAATAACAGGATTATTATCAGGTAAGTAAACAGTGCTTATCCCAACAACATTGCGTAAATAACTGATATATCCTGCTAGTGATGGCATTTATTTTCTCTTACGTCCACGAGATACTTCAAATCCTTCTGATATAGAAGGGTCTTTGTCTTGGCTAACTGCTTCAATTACTGAAGATCGAGTATTATTTACAGCACCCGGTGTTAACTGGTCAATATATTGGTCAGCCGCAATAGCCGCTGCTTTTCTAATTTCTTGACCACGCTCATCTAAAACTTTGTCGTTTAGATCAAACGCCAATTTAATATAGTCTAATTTTACTGGCGTATCTACACTATAACATAAGCCAACAAAATCACGTTGGGCTTTGATTTTTGACGCATCAATAAATCCATACTGCTCATGTTGTTCAATAATGCTTCTTACTTCTTCGGGCTGTAAATCCCCATAGATTTGAATTTGTTGACCAGCAGAAATATGCTGATTCATTAATTTACTAGAGCCAATTACACGGTAGTGAAAATGCTCATTTTGTTTTTTGCTATTAGCAACGTAAAGTTTCATTTTATTTATGTTTTGGTTATTTTAATTAGAAGATTGAGGTCGGATTTTAACTCGACCTCGCCCAAAACATCCTTATTGTACTACTGTCCTAACTAGATATTATACTAATAAGTAGTACAAATTATTGATATGCACATGAAATTATGCTGACTGCTTCTGGACGCAATACCCAACCAGAAGTAATACGCAGTTCAGAAATAATGTTTGTGCCACCTTGTGGTAGTGGAGAAACAATTTCTTTCGGAGCTGCCATATCAGATAACATTAATATAGTTGCATCTAAGCCTGGGGATAGTTTTGCAAATTCGTTGGTGTTTGGAGTACCAACTGGTTTTTTGATGGTTGGAGCAGAGATAATGATAGCATCAGTACCGCCAGCACCTTGACCGATCAAAGTATCATCCAACAACCACTCAACATCATCACCATGTAGGCTTGCTACTTTTTCTACCATTTCAGCGATAGTTGCAGTACCAGCACCTTCACGTTGGAATTGAGTTAACTGAACGATGCCAGTATAAGTCAATGCAACTTGAATACGTTGTGGAGTAGTAATTGTGATTTTACCTGGCATACCAACTTGCATCATGCGAGTTTTTAATGCTCCAATTTGACCTAGCAAAAACTGACCTAATTGACCATTATCATAAGTTACAATAGTAGTGTTGCCATTAGAGTCAGCAGGAAGGTTAACAGCAGTAGCACCAGTGGCATTTAAAATACCTTCGCCATTTGCAGGGCTAAAACCGTACAATAAAGCGTTACGCATTTGTTGGAAAATACCTTGACGCATACCTAATCTTTGCGCTTCTGGAAGTGAAATACCCCAGTTGCCAGCCGCAGCCAAATCATGGTGATCGTAATCAGCTTGCGTACGGATAAGATAAGTTGGTGTATTGATTTGTTGTGCTGTTATAGCAACACCAGGCAATACATTATAAGCATTAGTACCAGCGGCAACTTTAGTCCTTACGTCAACTTTCTTGATGTAAACTTGAAGATCGCCTTCAGACAAACGTACCATTGGTGCGCCATCTGGCAACATACCAAAAGCACCCGATGCTTGTTGATATTGAAGAAGTAACTCAGGTAGTACCAGCGATGGGTTAACCTGAATCCAACTTGGAGTAATATTTCCAGCCATTGTTAAATTCCTTTAGATTTGAATTAGGGCTACAGAGCCAGAATTGTTCCAAGTAGTGTTACCACCACTGTACGAAACTGTTTTGCTGTTACCAATGTTTAAACCAATGATTTTACATGGTAAAGCACCGATACCAGCACTGTATGCAATCAATTTTTGGTTAGTAAAGTCCCAGCTAACTTGTACATTAGTTGCACCAGTTAATAGAGTAGCCGCTAGTGCCGCTTCAATAGCTACTGGAATTTTAGCCAACGAACCAAAACGATAGAAATTTGCAGTTTGACCAACTTGACCAGTTGGTACTGGTGATTGCGGAGTATTTATCCAAGCATGTGCTTGATTGAATACTGAGAAGCCAGCAACAGCCGCATTAGTTAATGCTCTACCTACAGTGCTTCCTAATACATAATTAGCATCTGTTGGTAAGTTTTCATAAAGTGCAATAGCACCCCACATTGGCAATGTTTCAGAACTAGCAATAACGCCACCAGCTAATTGAAAGCGAACGGCTGGTTCGTCAATTGCTTCACCCTGAACATAACCAGTTGAAGAAATACTAAATCCACCAAGAGCATTGGTGGTTTGCATTGGGTTAATACTTAATGACATATCTATTATCCTTTAGTGTTGATGCCGACAAGTTTAGAACCGGGCAATTTAAATTGTCCCATCCAAGCATTAGAGTCGCCAGAGAAAGTAGTGATTTCTGTACCGCCACGCATACGAGTAGTGCTTTCACGCAGTACGCCTTCACCATAAGAAGCTGGCATATTAGCGGCAGACATAGCGTCAGCATAAATAGCACGTTCAGCTATACCGAGTGAGTTTCCCAATACAGACAAGTCCATATCTTTCCAATCAGCACTGTATTTTTTAAACATGTCAGCTACTCTTCTGCGATATGACAAAGGTTTTTCACCCATCATAGGAGCAGGAGCTTTGTCGCCAAATGCGTGGGCAACTGAATCAGCTTTAGCTTGTGCCGCAGATAGCTCATTAAGATCAGCATCAGACAAGATAGCTGGCATACGAGCTTCAATAGATGCTATTTTAGCTTTCATTGCCGCATTTTCTTTCATAATAGAATCAGCTACCACTTTAGCCTCCATTTCCTTTTTGTTATCACTTTCTTCATTACCTTCACCATCAAAACGAGTTTTTGCATCGTCATCGCACATATCTTCATCGCACATGTCATTAGCTTGTGCTTTGTTGCGAATCATATCTTCTTTCGAGTCGACAACGGGAACAATAGGCTCACCGCCTAGTTCTGGGTCGCCAAGTAAAGAAACTCCTTCTTCGTGACCTTCAGCAGCTTTTGCTTCGGCTTGTTTCAAGGTAGCAACATCAGCGGCTAGTCCTTGCACGAGTTTAAATAAATCACCCAAACTGGGTTCAGGTGAAGCCGTTGGTACTGCTTCTACGATGTCGCTCATTGAATCAATCCTTACTGGTTGTTGTGTGGAAACGCCTAACGGTTCACCGCCTTTTTCCCAAACGCCTTGCAAACAAATTGCAAGATGGTCAAGTAAAGCTGGTTCACCTTCAATTAACAATGGATAAGCCTCATCCTCTGCAATATTATTGCGTTGCATTTCACTTATCACACTATCATTGTCTTTTAATGTTGTCAATACTGCTTTGGCTAGTATCACGCCTGGTGATGTTGAAAGCTGTTTGCTCTCCATTTCCTGTATGGCGTTTTCATCATAAATTCTTGCAATACCCCAAACTTCAGAATCAATAATATATGCTTGCATTATTGAGCCGATGACACGTTTGGAAAATTCTTCTGTATCTAATATTTGTGCGTCAGGATGAAACCAAATTACAGGTAGTCCTGCACATCGGTCTAAAAAATCTTGGTTGAGGTAATTATCTGGATTACGATAAACGTATTCAGGTTTTTGTATGATATTTCCAGCATCATTTGTTTTTTCATCACGAAAAGCAACGCCAGTACCTGTAATGCGTAAAGCATAAAGATACATATTACCATATTGTTGAGGGCTATCTAAATCCCCAGAAATAATAGCTCTAGCAACATCCAATTCGTTCATATCAACTCCAATCCTTTTTTCGTCAACATTTCTTTAGGTAACTTTCTTAAGCTATAGATATATTCATAAGAACAGCGACAATAGATTTCTTCGGCTGGCATTGTTATTTGGTCAGTATATCCTGCAACACCAACTTTCATTAAGCCATCTTCCATAGCCCAATTTCCCCGTATTGCATATATTTTATCATCACGTTCTTTATGATCGGCACGATAATTATAATTTGCTTGTCTGAAACGTGAGTGCCATATAGCCGCAATTGCTCCACCACCTTCAGCAACAACTGCATTAATATTAGCAGTCAACTTATGACCTTGATCTATCATCACCCTTCTTTCTTCAAAAGGCAATGATGCTAATGGTTTTGCAATGTTTGCTTTAACTTCTCTTTTGGCGACAACATCAGATCCGCCATTAGGAATAGATGATCCCCAACCTTGAAAGCGTTGCATAGTACGCTCTATCATTTGCTCACGATTTAACGTAATCAAATTAGCAGATGTCGCAATTCGTCTGGTTAATTCGCCACGCAGTTCTGGCTTAACTTTATCAATGGTAAATTTGGATACGCCTTTATGCTTGGTAATAGCAGTAGGGCTTGTTACTAGGCGTTTAAATATATCACCCATAGCGTCATCAAGTTTTTGCTTAATAACATGATCTGGTTGCATTTCTTGAATGAGTGCATTGCGTAGAGCCTTCATCCACCTATCAATGCGAGATTGGCTATCAAAGCCATTAATGGCAATGTCTATAACTGCTTTGGTCAATACTTCTTTAAACTTCATTGCTACCAAAAGGTTGCGCTTGTTGTTCAGTTTGCTCTTGTTCAGTTTGCCCAAATTGCATTACTGGCTGTGGATCGTACGCCATTAATAATTCCATATCAAAATTTAACTTATTAGGGAATGTCATTTTTAATTCATTGACGTTTTCAGCAGCCCATTCAAGCAATACTGCTTTGTTCTGCGGGTCAAGATGAGATACTAATTTATCAACTATACCCTGTATGCCATCTAACTTTACTTTTTCAGAATTTAATATTGTTTCTTTACGTTCATCTATTAAATCAGGAAATTTTGCTATAAAACTATTTGCCCAACGATAAAACGCAGTCATATAGTCTATAGCACCATATTCCGCTGGCATCTGTTGTTGTAGCGTTGCGTAAAAATCTGGAGTCCATGCTTTGCGTTGCACAATCTTAGTCATAAACTCAAATGACTCTTCCATGTCCATACGCACACGATCTATAAACTGTGCAATTGCTTTGGCATCTTCTGTGCCTTCACCAAAACCTTCAGCAAAACTATCTTGCGTCAATAACTGCGCTGGCGTTTCTGCGGATGTGGCAATATTGGTTATAATGTTTTTACGGGTAATTGATACCGCACCTTCAATATTTGTAAGGTTTATTGATTCAACAGATTCTTCCAATCCCATACTAAACACATTACCTGTTCTAGCATCTTTTAATACTTGGCGTTTTATGTTAGCGGCTTTGCTCATTATATTGTCAACAATAGAACCAGCTTGTTTCATCTTGGCTACTAACAAACCAGCTTTATCCTGCACCAAATCATCGGTAATCATTGATCTGATAAATGATTTTAGCGGAAACAAGGCACGTTGATATTTACTTCTGCCTACAAAACCAAAAGCAGAGCTTGTAAATTGAATGTACACTGGATCTTCATTCATCACCACTAAACAGCGTGACGGATGATAAGCTTCCCCAGCTACCGAAACAGAAACGGGCGTTTGAAATGTTTTTGATGCAGGATTTTGGTCTAGCACTAATGAACCAGCGGTATTCATTGGGTCAAAAGTATGAAATATTATTTCCAGTTCATGCAATCTATCTGGTGGAATAATATCTGAACGCTTATAAGGCAAATCAGTATCTGGATTAATTCCGGTAACATCATATGCTAATGTAGCAACACCATAGATGGAGGCAAGTCTAGCAACGTTCTCAATATACTTATCGCACTTCATCAACTTCCATTGACGTTCAAATGATTCTGTAACTAAATCTTCTGGACTATCTGGAACGGATATTTCTCGGGCTTTTGATAACGCCAATGATATAGGCGCATCAATTAACTTTTTACCCATCGGATGATAGGTATATATTGTTTTACATAATTGATAGCTTGGTTCACTACCTGGCTGGATAAAATCCGCCATAAGTAATTGCTGTAATGGGCTATCTAGTGCACTACCGCCTATTTCAAGAGTTGACATTATTCCTTATCCTGCTTTTATGCCGTTGTTAATGTAATATATCATATTATTTTAAAATCCAGCATCATTACCTAGTGCAATGGCTATCCCATAACTAAAAACGTCTAAAAGGTCATCTGCCCGCTTATAAGCATCTTTATCACCAGGTCTAAATGATAGCACTTGTGATAATAAATGATTCCGTGATACGCCTTTAAAAGTAACTTGTCTGTTATAAGCTTGTTCTGTGAGTTTTACCATTCCACGATATACATAACCGGATACAGATAACGCCCGTTCATCTTTTCCCACGCTTGTTAGCTTGGAGTCGATAGCGGTAGCGTTCCAGCCACGCCTAAGGGCTTGTTGAAGTAAAATCATACCACTAGCTTTATCTTCAATAAAAACACCTGCTGAACCCATGCGGGCTTTATATTGAACTGATAATGCTTCGAGGGTTTCGTATACAGTCGGTAACCACGTTTCAAGTAATGCGCCATCTATTTGTATAATGTCATAATCTAGGATCAATAATGGCGTGCCATAGTGTTTGTTGATAGCACAATATAAAACCGCCGTGCCATCGTGCTGGCTGCCAGATTTTACGGCGCTATCAACAACTGCAAATACTGTATAAGTTGGTATATCATCGTATATATAGCCATTCCCATTTACTAAAAGGTTTTCTAGGTTGAAAAAACACTCACCGCTCCAGTCTACGAACTCTGCCAGGTATTCTTGCCTATATACGGCAGGATGGTTTTCAGCCTCGAGTTTGATTAACTCTGATTCTGGCAGGTAGGGATTTGTTGCGCTGGGTGCGTGGAATTCTGTAAAACCTAGACTTTTGTCAGTACAAATACGATAGAACCAATTTGCTTCATTAATGCCGTCGGGTGTGGAAAATACCCATGCGCTGCCGGTCATATCTAGTAATGTTGGCTTTATGGCACGTTCCCATATATCTGCCATTGTGTTATTTTTTGCAAATGCCGCCTCATCGATAAAAACATGATTGTACTTTCTTGAACGCCCTGCACGTTCATTTTCTAAACTCCAGAAGTCTATACGCCCGCCCGTTTCCGTTCTTATAACGCCCTCAGTTTTACTAGCATTTTTGACTATAGGGGATAGCATATCCAGCAATTCGTTATAAACTTCTCTTAATATACGATAATCAGGCGCAAAAATACCGATGTTTAAACCTTTAGCAGAATAGTTTCCGGCGAGTATTTTGAGCAAATCGGTTTTACCCCATCGCCTGCCGCAACGTAAAACAGTGAACCGTGAACGGTTATTATAAGCGGCTAACTGTCCAGCGTGGAACGTGGGTAGATAAAGCTCTTTCGACATTATAAGGATATGCCATCAATAGAATGATAGGCTGTAGAGTGCAGTTTTGCTGGCTTGTTAAGTTTTAAAATAAAATTATACCCCCAAATATACCCCCAAAACATCAATGTACTAATCAGGCAAGTCAAAAATACAATATAACCTAATCAGGCAAGCCGCCAATAATAGTCAAAACATTATCTTGGCTATCATCATGCAATAGTTCTTTACGGGTTTTTTCTAATGAATTTATACGTCCTAAAAACAAATCTATTGTTTTAGGTAGATCTTTCAAACTATCAGGGTCATTTGTTTGCGCTTTTAATGCCCTGGCAAGTTGTATTCTGGCTATGGATAACTCGTGATCAAGTTTACCTAAAAGACTGCCAGAATCTTTTTCCAGTTGCAGATCTTCATCGCTTAAGAATTTGCTATACACGCCATTTTCCTTTTTTGCATTTTTGTTATTGTTTGCTATGCCTTCAAGTCTACCGCCATGCATGCGACATTTAGTTTTATCCTTCATTGCGTGGCTATTGCATTGCTCTTTTGTACGTTTACTTTTTGCTTGGCAATGCATGGGGCGTTATTCTATAAAGCGTGGCGTGGCGTGGCTTAGAGTCGATTTTTTAACCATAATTTACACCATTTCATCAAGTTTAAACATTATCAAAATATATCATCAATAATTATCAAATACAAAATAGTTTAAAAACAATTAATAAAGTTATTGATTTTAATTATTAAAACTGTATAATTTAATCATACCAACAACAAACCAAAGAGATTAATAAAATGAATGACCTACTTAAAACAAGCTACAAAATTTATATCCTTTCCGGTATTGCATCAATTTTTTTTATTGGTGGTATACGGGTAATTTGCATCATTCTATCAACTTTAAACTAAAAGAGTATATAACCATGAAACATTGCAATATAGAACTAGAACAAGAAAAAATTTTAACTATTAACGGGGCTTTTTTTGCTTTCGGCAATGAGCAATTTAATACTTGCGCCGATCAACCGGTAGCTTATAGCAATCTAGGGGGCGGATTATATTGCCCATCATGTAATATTGACTCATTACAAGCTCAATTAAAAAATTCTTATAACTTTAAAATTAAATTTGAATTAGAGAACAATACCTTAAAAGATATTATTTGGGACTCATTGGCTAATTATGAGTGTCAAATAACAGGCGACTACAGCGACGCTTGCGAAGCTTTAAAACCTTATGGAATAACAGAAGATGATATTAAAAAAGAATGGGCTAGCTATTATCAAAACTGTATTGATAACGACTATTTTTAAAGGTGTATAAAATGAACTCAGTATATAAAACTCAATGCAAAACTTTTAAAATCGCTCAATACTTGGCTGGTGTAACTGGTAACGTATCATCAATTAATGATAGTTTAAAACCGCCGTATTGTCTAAGAGTAGTAAAAGAGTATAGGAATATAGATGTTCAAAACTTTAGAGATCAATTAGCTCGCTATATAAAAGAGAATTAATTTTAACTTAACTTAACTAAACTAAAAGAGTATATAAAATGAAACTAAAAGATCTAAGGCTTGCACTAAGCGCAACCCCAAAAAAAGCAGATATCAGATATTATTTAAACGGCCTTAACATCACCAAAACTCACGTTACAGTATCAAATGGTCATATGTTATGCCATATAAATACCTATAAAAATGATATTCCAGATAATCACGATAATATTATTATCCCAGTAGAAACTGTTAAGGCTTTATTGAAGAAAGTTGGCGGTAAAATGTGTGATAATTTTGAAGTTGGTATATTTTTAATTAATGACCAACACCAATTGCAATGTATGAACCAGGTTGAAGTATTCACGCCAATAGATCATAAATACCCTGAGTTTAAAAAGATAATTGATCCTATAAAAGTTAATGACCATGATAAAAACTTAAACGCTATACAACATCAATTTGATTGGGATTACATATCATTAGCAAATAAATCACTATGTATATATTTTGGTGATACCGCGCCAAAACGCTTGTATAGTTTTAATCAGGCGGGGTATTTTATGCCATCCGATGACATTATTTATGTAATCGCGCCTTGTAGGTTATAAGATTATGTATAAAGTCTATTATTGGCAATCTTGCCCCATTGTTGGCGCTTATTTAACATCTATGTTATTTGATTACTTAGATACCGCCACGCGGTTTGCAAAAATTCATCAATCAACTGTTACTTATCCATTATGAAAAACTACAAACAACCACCAGGCAGACCAACTATACCGGATGATTTGAAAAACAAGGGCGTAATGATATCGTTACCCGTTATCCTTGTTAATAGGTTAAAAATAGAGCGCAACAAAAGCAAATTGATTCAATATTTATTAATTAAACACTTTAAATTATAACCCCATAACCCAATAACCCTATAAGCCATCTTAACCGATGGCTTTTTTTTGCCTAAAATATCCCTAATTACCCATTATAAGCTACTTTTAAAGCTTACCAGCTAGCCTACTATTACCCATCATAAAATCATTCAACTATAAAGTTATTTAATACTTTAAAACGCCTATAAATCTATATAGTTATAACGTGACAATACACCACATTATATCCTATCCAATAAACGCCTATAATCTATTCAAGTTATTGATTATATTATCAATAAACCTTTAAAAACACGTTTTAAAGCTCTTTTACAGTTTACCTATATAGTACCATTACTTTTTATTTAAACGCCTTAAAACGTATATTTTAAAAGTGATGTAAAATCCCTAAAAAGTTTTATTTTAGATAATTTTTTGAGGTAAAATCCCTAAAATCATTGTAAATGAGAATCATTTGTATTCAATGTGCAATTTCTGCAATTTTGCCTTAAAAATCAACAATTCCAACCTAGCCAACATTCCACACCATTCACAAAACATCCCTAAATCCCAACACGCAACACGCAACATCCAACATCCCTAAATCCCAAGCACAAAAAAAACGTAGCCAAGAATTTTACTTATAAGCCACGTTCTCATCAAACCTATATCTATATCTATACCTTACTTTTTTGTAAATCGGCTACCATGCGATGCTTTACCGCCTTCTACCGCTATTTCATGCCGTCTTTCAGGTGTTAATGACGATGCTCTTGCATCACCCCCTTCACCAGCAATAGTTTCCTTGCGCTCCGGACTAAGTATCTTAGCCCTAGCTTCGCCCCCCAGCCTGTCCTTTAATCATATTCTTCTCCTAATGTTTATGTAAATATACATAGTAGTTTGTAAGCAAGTTCGTGCAAGCAAGCTCCCTTACAACTCCACCCATTCAAAAGTAAAATAAAACTCTGTTCCACTAGGCATTGCTTGACCATTCATGTTAATACATAAAGATTCACCTACACCACGTAACACCATAGGTTGTTGGTTGTTATTACCAAACTCTTCTACCCATTCTTGGACAGGAATGCCATTAGGTGTTTTAGAAGCCAATGACATTCTTCTACCTCTAATCAATTGTCCTGTACCCAATGATGATGGGTTAGCACTATATAACTTAATAGTGGCTGTTGAATTTGCATTTAAACTATCATTCTTTGCTATACCATCTGTAGCAAATGTACCACCAGTATTTGCAGTTGTTCTTTTGTAGATATAAAAATCTAAAGTTCCGTTGGCTGTAGCTGTTGGTGTTATCTCAAACTTAGTCACTATAATTGTTTTGGTAGCACTTCCCATCAACAAAATAATATCCGTTGGCGTAGCAGCAGGAGTAACATCAGCCCTAGTCGCTGTATAAGTAGGCGATGTTGGTACTGCTCCAAACACAGTTCTAACAGGTATTGCACCATTATCTAACGTCTGATTGTTATTGTGTGAACTTATGCTCATTACATTTTTCCTTTAAAAATATTGACTGACCCAATTAACCCATGCCGCCTTTGGCGTTTCACCATAGGCAACTCTATCTAAACTATAACATTTCCAATAATTCCCTACGAATTTAATCTTTGGTTTCATCATCTTGTATGTACTGGCATATCGTTTTCAATATTCCTTTTCTCATTACATCCTTTTCCGTAACACCATTTTTGCCTCATTGAATAAAGCATTAACCAATGAGTATGTTCACATTCTACCAATTTCAAAATAAATCCTTATACAGCTCGAAAAACACCCATGACGCAACGATATACCCAACCCCTAGCCAAACTATTACTTCAATCATGTTTAAGCTCCTCTTCCACTCTCATGTCCAAATAACGCCCCAATGTATCAATAGCCTCTTCTACATCTTGCTCTACATCTTTACTTCCTCTTGTTCCTGCACACAACAACTTCTTTACCGCATGTTGAATACAAGCATCTGTCACGTTAAACAACTCCAGTACACGATACACATCAACCGCATCTAAATGTCGTACATCTTTGTAGTAATGTTTATGTTTAGTCATTATCCCATGCCCATGCTAATCGACAACCATCACTGCACCATCTAGGTACAGTGATATTCCCCTTAAAAATTATAGGTTCTACATCTAGCCCACAAGTTAAACAAGCCCCATCCCCATTAATATTAATCTTAATCGCTTTGTTGTGTATATTCAGTAGTAATTTCTCTAAAATCCCTTCTTCAATTAAATCACTAACATCTAACGCATCCATTACTCTTTCCATTCATTCCACAAAACAATAATAAAAATAATAACACAACCACTATACGGTATTACTGCTAACGCATCACCCATAATAATATTCCAAATAACGCTATAAACATTCCTATCACTAAAGCAACAGGCATTAAGTACCATTTAGTCATTTTTCTTTTCATCAACAACTCCATTTCTCTTCTGCTGAAACTTACCTTCATGCAATACAACCTTACCATCCTCCTTAATCGCAACAGCACTTATACCAAACTGTTTTTGTACCATTGTTAAAAACTCATTTATTTTATCCATCCACAATCCCATACCAAATGACATACCACTATACCCCTCTTATAGAGAGGGGGTATGGTAGGTATATCCTAGATCATTCCACTAACAGGTATCATATACCCTAGGTATTTTAGTGGTAGGTATATACTATACCAGCCACCAATAGCTACCATTATTACTTATAACCTTTTGTTTTAACAAGGAGTTTTTACAACGTATAAAGTTTTTTGATACGTTTCGAGCACCTTTAAATACCTCTTTAATAAAGGGATACCACTCATCATAATGCACAGTGGTATAGTACCCACCTTCATTATCCATAACGCAATCTTTTTTGCCATGAACTTCTAATGCTTCAACTAAAGAATCAATTGTTTTTTGTTGATTTTCTGTCAACTCTTTTTCTTTTTTAGAAGCAACACCTTCATACTTTAAATAAACAGAAGTAATCTGCTTCTTTTCATCAACGTCATAGAACATTTCTCCATCAAGATCAACTTCTTCAATGCTAAACTTCATGTCCGAACCAGCTCCAAAATCTTTAGACTTAGTACATGCAAACTTAACAACATCCTTACCGTCCTTACTGACACAAAACTCTGCGTCCATAGCAGCCTTAATTGACGACGATCCTCTTGATCTTCCCTTGTCCCCATGACCGCTATGGTGGACAGTAATTATCGCTGCATTTAATCGTCTAGCGAGCAATTCTATAGACTTAAAATACATTGCCATATCTTCACTACTATTTTCGTCACCAACCATGTTTCTGTGCAAAGTATCAATAATAATAATGTCTGGTTTGAAATCCATATCCTCTACCAACTTACAAATATTCTCCGCTTCACGAGCATCAAGTAAATTAATAGATCTTCTGCTAAAACGTATACGATCTCCATTTATACTGCTTCCACTATACTTCTGCATCAATGCCTTAAATCTAAATGTAGCACCACGCAAACCTTCACCCATGATGATAAGGGTGTTCAGCTCTTCTTTTACCTTGTGACCATGCCAATCTTTACCAATCGCACCGCAAAATGCCCAATCCATAGCGAATAAACTTTTACCTGCACCAGATTCACCAAACAGTAAATTATTTGATCCACGCTCAAGTATTCCTTTGATCAACCATTGTGGTGTGGTGACATTGCTCATCATTTCAGTTAGTGATACAAACAATCCTTCATGTTTTATTTTGCCAAAAACAATGTCACGAACAGCATCAATGCCATGTTTCTTCATAACATCATTAAAATCGCCATGAATGTCAGGATAGACAACATCAACACCGCATAGATTTGCTTTATCAATACCGATGCCGCTAACATCATTATCAGCGCAAATAACAATACGCTTCTTATCGTATTGTATTTTTAACATGTCAGTAACAGCTTTAAGATTTCCTGCGTTAAATGCTATACACACAGCTAAATTAGTAGCTTGGTATAAACTATCCGCAGTTGCAAAACCTTCTGCTACCAATAATGTTTCACTGGCGATTGGATCTCCTATCCAACAATGACCGCCTTGCATTTTACCGCCAGAATGAAATCTTTTAGCTCCATCACTGAATATAGATTGCAATGACTGTATATTGCCAAGTTCATCATAAACAGGTATTAGGAGCTTACCGCCAAACACTTTAGCCATGTTTGGATTGATTCCTTTATCCGTTAAGTAATCATGTTCCTTAACAACAACTGCCGCATCAAATAATGATTTTGCTTCTCTAGCCGCAACTGCATAATCTTCATCACGTTGCAGTGTTGCTTTGCGTTTAGCTTCTTCAAATTGCTGACGCATTGCCTCCTGCTCAGTAATACTTGGCGCATAATCTCTATGCGCTTGCCATTGGTGTTGCTCTCCACTGCGCCAACATCCAAATACTGCACCTTTCCCATCGTCAAAAACTAATACCCATCCAGACCTATCAGCTTGCTTGTTGTTAGTCGAAAACCTAGTAACTTTACCAATACCAATATGGTGTGGAGGAGTATAGCCTACCGCTTTTATTGCGTCATTAAGTTCATTTAGCATTGAAATAGTCACTTAAAATTTTGACTAAATCATAAGGTACACGTTTCAATTTTTGGTTAGCAAACTTCCATAAAATATTGTAATTAACATCAATAGCAATACTAACTGCTGATAAATTCATGGGCTTTAATTTATTGATTATTTCATCTGGGGTGAGCATAGTTTTTCCTTTTTAAAAAATATTTTTGTTTAGGTGTTGCAATTTTAATTTATATCGGTAAGATAAGCAACTCGAAAAGAAAGAAATTTTAACCTCAATGTAAGAGTG